GGAGTACAGGATCCGCACGTCATGGTCGGGCAGGTGCCAGTCGTACAGCGAGACCCGCACACCATCGGTCTCACGGAACAGGTCCCACTCGCGGTAGGGCTGCCAGTCCCCCAGGCGATCCTTGACCCGGATGCCGAGCACCCGCTCGGCGGTGATCGGCAGGACGATCTCCCGCTGACCGCGGGTCATCGTGACGTCCGCGTGCGCGACACCGAACAGCTGGGGGTACAGCCCACCGATCACGTTGTTGATCTCACGAGCGACCGTGGCCCGCGGCCACGTCGGGGACACCGTGACGATCGAAGCCGCCCGGTGGTCGGTGGCCTGCGTGCCGCGGAACCCGCGGCCAAAGGAGGCGACCTTGGCCATCTTCGTGGCCCGGTCGACGGACTCAATCCAGATGAGCTCACCGTCGATCTCGACCACGCCACGGCTGACGCCGTCCACGTTGTCCAGGGGCAGGATGAGTGAGCTGGCGGTGACGTCCGCGGACAGGCCCACCATCACGTCGTAGGCGTTGGCGAACCCGTACAGGTTCGACACCACCTCTTCCACCAGATCGGCCAGAGTGGCCGCACCACCAAGAGCCATGTCAGCGGGCCGCCTGCTCGTACGCCTTGTTGATCGCACGCTCAGTCACGTTGGCCGGCTCCAGGCCGTCAGCCCGAGCCTGGCGGTACTTGGCGTTGGTGGCGTCAAATCGCTTCTGCTTCGTGGCGTCCCAGCCCTTGGTGGAGTTGGTGTAGGCCACGCGGATGCCGTGGCCTCGCAGGTACTGCCCATAGCTCACACCCGCAGCGCGGGCCGCAGCCTCGTTGCTCACAGGGCACCGTCCTTGGCGAGCAGCGCACCCAGGGCCTCAACCGTGGAGCGCGGGGTGCCATCGGAGTTCTTGCCGAGCAGGCCACCGAAGCCGACCTTGTCGACATGGGCTGCGTCCTTGAAGTCGAAGCCCCACTGGCGAACGCCGTTCCAGAGCATGGCGTCCAGCCGGTCCAGCTGAGCCGACACCTTGCGCAGCAGAGCGTCCTGTTCGGGAGTCATGTCGTCGTCCTCCAGTGCGCCCGCAAGGGCAGCGTCGATCTTGAAAGCTCCGCAGTCCCAGTGGGACTGCTCAGGAACGTGCTGGTGTGAGCAGATGCCGTTGAAGGCATCCCACTCGGTGAAGGTCATCCGCTGCTTGGCCTTGGTGCTGGCCAGCGTCCAGCCGCAGCCGGCACCCCAGAAGGTGGGGTGATCGGGCGTGATCGAGAAGGCCTGCATGATGGGCTTGAGGATCGTGGCCCCGAACCAGCGAAGGTCGGAGTCCAGGTCCAGCTCCGGCTTCTCGGAGAAGCCGACGACCTCGATCTGGATGGCAGAGCGGCGGTTGGTCTGAACGCCACCGGGCTGGTTCTCCAGCGCACGGGCCGCCACCGTGAACGGTGTGTGCTGCACGATCCGCCGGCCCTTGGCCTCGCGGATCTCCACCGTGATGTGCGGGGCCACGTTCTTGACCCGGTACACGCTCAGGGCACCCGCGAGGGAGTTCCCCTGGGTGCGGTGAAGGACGATGCGGAACGGGCCACCGGTGTAGACACCGCCGCTGTCTCCGAAGACGATGCGCTCTGCTGCCGGTAGCCAGTCCATTACCGTTCCCCTCTAAGCTCCGCTTCGATGACCGCGGCTGTTCTGATGTGATCCTCCAGGCGAGCCTCAGCCGCCCTGATGGTGGCGCTGAGGCCACCAATGTCCCGGGTGTTCTCCCGGGTGATCTCCAGGATGGTTCGCACGTCTCGTGCGACCCCGTCGATGTCGTGCCGCAGGTTGGTGCTATGGGTGTTCTGTACCTGGTCCCGCGTCGCTGCGGCATGGTCGCGGGTCTCTTCGATCGCACGATCAGACTTGCGCTGGCGCTGGATGAGGGCGACCAGACAGGCGAAGATTCCACCGACGACCGTGCCGAGGACGGCCTCAGATGGGCCGCCCCCGACAAGGCCCTCGATCATGCCGTTGCGGCCAGACTGCTCCACAGCTGCTTGTACTTGGCCGCCGAGTTCGGCAGCCGCGTCGCGCGGCCGGTGTTGTACAGGAAGAACCGGTAGCTCTGCTCGGGCACCAGGGTGTTGAAGTACGCCTCAGCTGCGATCTGGCCGGCACCCGTACCAGCGTTCGACTTGAAGAAGTTGAACATGCTGGTGATGTAGTCGACGTAGTCGCCGTTGTCGGCGTTGCCGCCCCACTCCTGGATGATGAGCGGAACGCCTCGGGACTGAGCGAACGCACGGTGCGCCTCGATGCCCTTGGGGGCACCGGCACCATCGGTCTCGGTGGAGATCGACGGCCACTGCGCAGCAGTGGACTGCGGCGGGTACTGGTTGTAGTAGTCCACCCCCAGCGCCTGGATCCAGTTGGTGGACGGCTGGCCCTCGGTGTAACCCGGGACGCACTTGCGCCAGTCGCAGCTCGTGACCGTCTCGCGGTTCATGACCATCGCCAGCTTGGCCGCCGGGAAGATCGACTGCTTGAGGCCAGCGAACCTCTTGACAGCCGCAGCAACGCTGGCCTCTTGGCCCGCGTTGATGTTGCCCCAGCTGTACCAGTTGCCGTTCATCTCGTGGGCGAAGGAGATCCACAGCGTGCCCCGGCTAAGCCGGTTCCACTGGGTCTTGAGCCCGTTGAGCTGAGCGGTCCACTGCGAGTCGTACGAGCCGCTGGCAGCAGCAGACCAGCTGCCACCATCGGGGATCCCGCCGATGGCGATGATCATGGACTTGGTCCAGTTGCCGTACTCCCCGCCGGCCTGCAGTCCGGGGAAGTCCGTGGAGTTCTCAGCCCAGTGCGAGGCGACCTGGTCAGCCAGGCCGCGGAAGGAACCGAACTGACCCTGCGAGGTCATCTCACCGGAGGAGCCGGACAGCCAGGTGCCGGTCGAAGCAGGCGGCGGAGTGGTCGTACCGCCACCGGGGTTGCTGACCGGAGTCGCCGCCACCGAGAAGTACAGCGTCATGTTGGCGAACTTCACGTAGCTGCTGGAGCCCTGCAGCCGGTAGAACGGAGTCACCGAGTACCGGCCGGCCGGGTAGACCCGGCTGCCCGTGACGGTCGCCCGGCCACCCGTCCACGAGGTGGTCGTCTGGAAGGCCGTCAACGCCATGTCCAGGTCCCCGTTGTCCGGGGAGATGACCGTGCCGGCATCGTTGACCTGGCGCACGGAGAAGCCGTACTCCAGCGTCTGCGGCGTGGTGCGGGTGGTGTCGTAGACGATGGTCTCGCTGACCGACACCGCAGTGGTGTCGTTGATCGAGTCGCTCGACAGGATCATGTTGGCGAAGCCCAGGCCGTCGCTGTTCAGCGGCGTGGGGTTGGTGTTGGTCGTGCCACCCGTGGTCACGCCGGTCACCTGGAAGGTGCCCGACAGCACGTTGTTGTCAACCGTGTTGCGCCCCCCATTGACCGTGTCGTTCACCGTGGCCTGCACGGTGTGCGCACCCTTGACCGCCTTGTAGGCGTTGGCGCCGTTGGCGCCACCCGTGGCAGAGAGCGTGATGCTCTGGCCCACCGGGATGGCCTGGGTGTAGGACGCCGTGGTGGAGGTGTTGGTGGCCGCGCTGTCCACCACGAAGGTCACCTGGGTGGAGACGCCGCTCGGCTTCTCAGCCGTGCCCACGTTCTTGACCACCGCGGAGAAGACGACACTGTCGCCCTCGACCGGGTTGAGCGGAGTGGAGCTCAGCGACACCACGGCCAGGTCGTAGGCCCCCGTGGGGGTCGTGACCGTCCCACCCTTGAGGGTGGTGATGTCGTTGGAGTTGGCGTTGATCTGCGCCTGCAGCGTCGCCACGAAGGCGCGCAGGTCAGCCAGGTTCTGGTTGGTCAGGTCGGCGGTCTTGGCAGTCGCAGCCTTGAGGAGGTTGACGTCCTCGTTGATCTTGCCGATGCCGTTCTCGACCCGATCCTCGGGGAGGGTCAGCTGGATGTCAGTCACTCGGGGCCTCTCAGTACTGGTTGAACCCGGTGGCGTACGTGTTGCCCGCCCCGATGTACGTGTTCTTGGTTCCGATCACGGGCGGAGTGGTAGTGCCGCCAGTACCGCCGGTCCCGCCGGACCCGCCAGCAGCCAGCCGCAGCGCGAGAGAGGAGTAGGTCCCTCGCGCGTCAGCTAGCTCCTTGACGAGAGCCGCGATGACGTTGCCGTCAGAGTCCTCAGCGGCGAACAAGGCATCGAAGATCGCGTTGATCTTCTGGCCCCAGACCCCGACGTCCGCTCCGATCACCGGCTTGGTGGGCCAGGTCATGTGGTCTCCTGGTAGGTGTTCTCGCCGTAGACGCCAGTGGCGTACGGGATGCCGTCCTGGCCAAAGGGACCAGAGCCGAAGGCGCTAGAGCCGAAGCCCGCCGAGACGGGCGTCAGCGGGACCTGTGGTTCAAGGACCGTGAGGTACTCGCCGTACCCCGCGTCGAGCAGCTCCAGGTACTCAGCCCTGGAGATCCAGTGCTCGTACCCACCGAGGTAGACGACGTCGTAGGCACCCATGTCGACCGGCTCAGCGATCTCCCGCCAGAAGCCGTCGTCTCTGACTACGGTCACACCGACCGTCGTCTGTAGCCGCCGCGTGAAGGGAGTCCCGCACAAGGCGGGCACCCTCATCGTCGGGCTACGGAACAGGTATCGGATCGGGTAGACCGTGCTGTCGCTGTCCAGGCCGGACTGGCCAGACCAGTCCAGCTCGCCTGCGGTGATGACCAGCTCCGCCTGGACCACCAGGGCGCTGGCCGCACCCAGGTCCGCGTCCCCGCTGTACGTGCTCAGGAACCAGGCCGCCACCACCGTGGCGTCGGCGCTCAGCGCGCTCGTCGCGCTCCAGGCCAGTGAGCCCGAGCTGACCCACCGGATGCCGGCAGCGGTCAGGCTGGTGGCCGAGGAGAGCGCGAGCACTCCCCCATCCACGACCGGAGCAGCTGGCGTGCTCGCCGTCCCATCCGCACTCAGCCCGCTGGTCGAGCTCCAGGTCAGGATCCCGGAGTCCGCCAGCACCAGGGCAGCAGCCGACAGGCCACCAGTGGAGCCCAGCGCGAGTGGATCGGCCGTGGCCACGACCCCCGCGCTTGCCGACAGGCCCGTAGCGGCGCTCAGCGCCAGGGCGCCGGTATTGGTGGTCACGACCGCCGTGCCAGTCAGCGAGCTCGCGCCCGACCAGCCCAGCGTGCCGCCATCCACCGTGCTCGGCTGCACCGCAGCCGCGCTCACCGAACCGAAGATCGTCAGGTTGTCGATCTCCATTGTGTTCGCCGTGGTCGGCGCCCATGGGTAGACCCGGATGGCCAGTGGCCCAGTGACGGTGGCGGACAGCTTGCCCGTGGAGTAGGCCGCCATCGTCGGGCGAACGGTCTGGAAGTCCGCCCACCAGATCTCGCTGGCGAAGTTGTCCAGCGACCAGCGGATGGCCATGCCGCGCGGGGTGCCCGCAGCACCACGCGCACCCAGCAGCTGAATGCCGTTGATCGTGACCGTGGACCCCGAGGTCGGGGTCAGGGTCATCTCGGCGTACTCGGTGGTGACCACCGTGGCGTGCGATACCGACGCAGCCGAGGGTGGTGCGATGCGGAGGACCGGGTCCGTCGCGTAGCCGTAGCTCGCATTGGCGTGGTTGGTGAACCCCGCTGTGTAGGTGAAGTCCGAGTACGTCCAGTGCGAGTCGAGCGTGGATGGCAGTGTGGTGGTGGCGAAGTTCCACTGCGCCAGCGTTGAGGTGCTCGCGGCGATGTTGAGGTTGTCGATCTCCGTGTAGGAGACCGTCGTGTTGTTGACCGCCGCGCCACCGGAGTAGACGTGCAGCTGGCCACCCGTCAGCCCGGTCGGTGTCGCCACCGTCCGCAGCGTCTGCCAGCTGACCCCGTCCGCGCTCCACGCGAACGTGACCGTCCCCGAGGCCTCAGAGATCCGCAACCATGGGTTGGGGATCGTGATGCCGTGGGACACGGCAACCTGCCCCGTGCCGGAGTCCACGAAGGACCCCGTGTCGGCGGCCGAGACCGTCCAGCCCAGCGCATTGCTCGCACCGTTGGCGGTCTGGAAGGAGATGCCGAAGATGCCCCCGTCCGCCTTGGTCGTCCGGGTGACGATCTGCAGCGTGATGGAGGAACCGGTGATGTCCCAGTCCGTGGCCACCGAGTCCATGCCGGCGAAGTCGGCCACCGAGTACCAGCGGGCGACACCCCCGGTGTACTGGATGAAGGCCGCGTTGTCGGAGTACCCGGGCCACTTGGCGCCGTTCGGGCTGGCGAAGTCCTCGGTGAGAGTGGCGAGTTTCGCCACGACTACCTCCCGGTCAGCTCAGGCTGACGGTCAGCGCGCCAGAAACGATCTGGAAGGTATCGCCCGCGTTGACCGTCTTGCTCGCGGACAGCGGACCCCACCAGACCCGCTTGGGGGTGGTGGCCGAGTCCCACAGCTCCACGCCCACCACGGTGGCCGCAGGCATCGACGTGAAGGACACCGTCGCGCTGGTCGTAGCCGACCCGCCCGAAGCGGCGTTGAAGGTGGCGCTCTGACGGGCGTAGGACCCGCCGGTCACCTCGGTGCCGTTCGCGGTGGCCGAGCCGTTGGCGGTCACCAGCGCCAGCTTGAGAGGAGCGGTGAACGGGGCAGCGGAAGTCTTGCCGGTCGCCAGGTCCAGCAGCAGGTTGTCCGCAACCTGGGTCAGGTTGTTCGCCAAGGTGTCTCCCTAGTCTCAGGCCGACTGCTTGTCGGAGTTGTAGATCGGAGCTTCCGCGGCGTCCTTGACCAGGACTTCCTGCTGATGCTCCTGCGTGTAGCTGCGACGCACGGTTGTGTTGCGAGGCATGGGATGTCCTCTCACGACGAAGGGCCCCCACCCGAAGGTGAGGGCCCAACGTCAACTCACTCAGAGACCGGAAACCGAGGAACCCGTCTCAAGGCGAACCAGCGCCTCGTTGCGGTAGATACCCCACCCCAGTACCCCATACCAACCCACGGTACGGAAGCGAGAGAGCTTATCGGTCACCGGACCGAGAACCGTGCTCGGCTCGGACAGGTTGACCTCGGCAACCGATTCCTGACCGGTGATGAACGTCCGGTACACGGACGCACCAGTGGCACCATCGGCCGCCTTGCGGGTCCGGGTGTTGGCGAGGAAGCGAACGCCCTCGAACTCACCGATCTCGCCGGCCTTGATGTTCTGGTAGTCCATGCCGTACTCGGTGGGCAGACGCCACGAGCCGGAACCGGTCTGCTCGCGCAGGTCGTGCAGGACGTGGGGGTGGATACCCGCGTAGTAGAAGTCGCCCGCCCACGGCACAGCCTTCTGCGCCCGCAGCTTCGTCACGGTCTGCCGGACGAGGGAAGCCGTGATCAGGTCCGTGGCAGTGACCGCGCCAGTGGTGGCGCGGTTGGACGGACGCAGCACCGAGGTGCCCTGGACCAGGGTGTCCTGGACCAGCTCGTCCATCGTCTCAGCCAGGTGCATGGCGACCGCGCGAGCGATGGGCTCGTCCACGTCCGCGAAGCTGGTGAGCTTGAGCTTGTTGGTGCGGGTGACCGCGAAGCCGTACTCGAAGGGAGTCAGCGTGACGGTCTGCGTGGCCGGCATCTTGACCGCCGACACGTCCTGCTCTTCGTTCAACGGGATCTTGGCCGCAGCCACGGACCCACTGTCGAAATAGTCGAACTTGTTCAGGACGATGCTCGCACCCGGCATCGACGGCCGCTCGGGCCGCTTGCTCACGAAGGAGCGGTACTGCGGAGTCTCGCGCAGAACCCAGCCGACCGCAAGGTCGTAGGCCTGCTTGACGAGGTTGTCAGCAAGCCCCGGGGTCGTGGCGACGGAGGTGTACTGTTCAGCCACCTTGGATCCGTTCTATGAGGGTCGGACTCACCTGACCAGGCCCTGGAGGGCCCGGAAGAAGTCCTGGGAGGATTGAACGTTGGCGCCCAGGTTCTGCAGAGCAGAGACGGCCTGGGTCTCGACGTCCTGGTTCACTGCGGTGGCTGCCGTGTCGGCACCCTGGATACGCTGCAGCTGAGCCACGACGTCTTCCGGCACGGCCGGAGACGGAGCCGGGGCGGCCTGGGGCTGCTCCTGGAGAGCGGGCGTCTGCGGCGCCGTCGCGCCGAAGATGTCGCCGTACTCCGTGAGCCAGGCCCCGATGGCCTCCCTGGTCGGCTCGATGTCTGCCGGCACGAAGCCGGCCACCTTGGGGTTGACCCCCGCAGCTTCGAGAACGGACTTGACGGTGGCTCCGCGCTGCTCCTTGCGCAGACCATTGAGCTGATCAGTCAGCTCCTTGTTCTGGCGCGTGAAGTCGCGGTGCTCCTTGCGCAGCTTGCGCAGCCAGTCGGGCTCGCCGCTGTTCTGCTGCTGCTCGAAGTCGTCGTAGTCGAAGCTGTCGCTCATGTGAGCATCTCCCTTGTGTATGGTTCGCAGGCCTCATGGCTGCCGGGGCGCAGCCATGGCTCCCACTACCGGTCAGTCCTCACCAGGGGGCCGGTCGATCCCTGGCGGAGCGGGGTGCCTGGGGCTTGAACCCAGGTGCTGCCGATCACCCCTACCGGTCAGAACTGACCGGCGGACTCCCTGGAAAGGGAGGTCTTGCCTGCGGCTGAGCCGCCACCGAAGCGGGCCCGCTCGTTGCTGGCCAGCTTCTTGCGCTTGTCCGTCACCGAGCTATCGGATCCGAAGGTCTCCTTCATGAGGTCATCGGTCGTCAGTGGATCGGTGTGGTCGATCGCGGCCAGCTTGTTGGCGTTCGGCATCTCGCTCTTGATGAAGCCGAAGCCCTGCTGCGCCTGGTTCTGGGTGACCCCGGCGTTGGACAGGTCCATCGCCTTGACCGCCGCGAGGTTGATGCCCTGCGCCGCTGCAGCGCCACCGATGGTGGCGGCCCTGGCCTGGGCCTCGATGAGGGGCTGGGCCCGGCTGCGGTCCAGCGCGTAGGCGACCATGTCGCCGTGCGAGTAGTACTGCTTGAAGTAGTCCTGCGTCGCAGAGTCGGCCGACGTCACCAGGTCGGTGGCGGTCTTCACCCGGGCCTGCACCTCGGTGGGACTGACGTCCCCGGCGATCCACGCGGTGAAGTCGTCGGGGTTGTCGTAGAAGCCCTTGGGCAGGCCGGCAGAGCTCATGATCTGCCGGTAGCTCTGCTCCACCGAGAGGTACTCCGCCGGGTTCAGGACCGGCAGGCCGGCCTTGGCGCGAGCATCGTTGGCGGAGAACCGCTGCTTGTACTCGCTGGTCTCCGGCAGCAGCACCGAGATGGTGTCGCTGGAGTAGCCCTGCTGCACCATGTCCAGCACCTTGGGCGCCAGCGTCTCCAGGCCCCACTGCTTGAGCATGTTGTACATCGCGGCATAGGCATCGCGGTTGGCTCCGCTCAGCCCGCCGAAGGGGTCAGATCCCGCCACGTCAGCTCCCAGCCCCCGTCAGACCCATGTCCTGCAGAACCTTCTTGGTGACGCTCATGGTCGCGTCCTGAGCGTTGGACGTCTTGAGCCAGCGCGTATCCTTGCGGAGGTCGTTCTCGAACTGCCACAGCGACTTTGTCGTGGGCTTGCCGTCCTTGCCGACAGCCAGCAGCGCGTTGCGGATCGTCGGGTCGTACAGGTCCAGCGTCTGACTGTTCAGCTCAAGGATCTTGGACATCGACTGCTTGTACGGCTCCGCGATGGAGTCGACCGACTCCCCCGCGCGGATGCGATCCGCCAGCGGCGGGAACGCGGACATGGCCTGCTTCATGATCTGGTCCTTGCCGATCTGCACACCACCGCGACCCTCGGCCTCCATCTTTGCCCAGTTCTTGATGGAGTCCGGGGACAACTTGATCCCCATGGAGTCGACGTACTGGTTCAGCGTGTCCTGGGCTGCACCCGCCATCCCGCCGAACTCGTCGGAGGAGAAGTTGATGTAGTTGACCAGGTGTTCCTTGATCTGCTGGTCAGTCCAGCCCAGATCGAAGGCCTGCTGTGCGATGCCGTCCGCGATGCCGCCACGCAGGTCGGCGCCCATCTGCGCCGCGATGTTGTAGAAGTTGTCCTTGGCCTGGGCCTGCTTGGCGTTGTAGGTCGCCGGGTCGGTGTTGGCCAGGGCGATGTTGGTACGCCAGGACTCGGAGTGGGTCCGGTACCAGTTGGTGTTGCGGATCTCGGCCGCGAACTTGTCCGGGTCCCACGTCTCCGCGACGGCCTGGTGAAACTTGGCGCTGAGCTCAGGGTCAGACTGCAGCAGCGACAGGGCCCACCCGTACTGCCTCGCCAGGGTTGCGTCATCGAGGACAGGCGTGCTCGGCATGTGTCTCCTAGTAGTTCATGGCCACGCCCCAGGCGTGCTCATTGGCTCCCAGCGTGCGGGTGCGGACCGCCGCCCCAGGCTTGGGGGCTTCTAGAATCTGACCGTTGCCTAGGTAGAAGGCGATGTGGTCGGCGCCGTTGTTCCGGCTGGAGTTGTCCCAGGCGACCAGGTCACCAGGCTTGAGCTTCGAGATGTCCGTCCGCGCACCGGCCTGAGCCTGCTGGTAGCTCACGCGCGGGATCGTGATGCCGTTCTGCTTGAGCACGTACTGGATCAGCCCGCTGCAGTCGAAGCCACCAGGGGCCGAGCCGCCCCACTTGTAGGGGGTGCCCAGGTACTGCCGGGCCAGGCCCAGGATGCTCGCGCGCACCCCCGTGGCATTGATCCCATTGGCCGAATAGAAGGTGCTTTCGTCCGCCACGTCACCCAGTGGGCCCGATGAGCTCGACAGGGCCTTGGTGGCCTGCTTCTGTGCCGCCGTGGCGATCGGGTCGAAGGTCGGGTTGGCCGTGCCGATCTCGATGCCCGGGGCCTGGTTGCCGGCCGCCAGCGTGGCGGCCATGTTGGAGAAGACGTCCTGGCCGGCCTCAGTCGGATCCACAGGCAGGGGGCTGTTCTTGACCGTCTTGTCGACGACGGTCTGGGGCAGCTTCGACCAGTCGACAAGGGCCTTACTGACCGTGGTCCCAGCGCCCGTGAAGCTGGGCAGGGTGCCCGTGCTCGGGGTGCCGGCACGTCCTGTCGAGCCACGGCTGCCACCGGAGGCCGGCGCGGCGCCGGCCCGCCTGAGCACCGAGTCGACGTACTCGCCCACGCTGGGCTCGTTGGGCCGGCTGCGGTGGTAGTTGTTGGCCCGGGACGGGCTACCGCTGTACCAGGCAGCGGCAGCCCCTCGCGCACCGTAGCTCGTGTAGTAGCCCTGCAGCACCGCATGAGCCAGCTGCTCCTGCAGCTGCGGACTGGAGGCGAACTGCTCCGGGGTGATCGCGTGACCGAGGTACTTCTGCGACCACGGCCGGATGTTGCTCGGCAGGATCTGGTACTTGCCGAGCGCGCCCGTGCGCGAGTTACGGGCGTTGTAGTTGCCACCAGACTCCTGGCCAGCGATGGCCGAGAAGAACTGGTCGAACGTCACATCGGCCAAGGGGTCTCCTAGACGGGCGAGGCAATCGCCTGGAATAGCTTGTTGGCGTACGTGGTGGCGGCCTGGTAGGCGCCGTACTCCGGCAGGGCCCGAGCCGAGTCGGTCAGCACCTGGGTGCCGTTCACGCCACCGGTCTTCGTCACCGTGGAGCCCACAGGCTCATCGTTGACGTAGCGGGCATCCGTCACCGTCTTGATCGGGTTGTCCTGCTCCGCCTTCTTGAGCGTGTCCGCGAAGGTGGACAGCTCCCCGGGCGCAGGGTCGCGCCCGAGGTAGTGCTGGAAGAGCGCGCTGATGTTGTACTTGGCCGAAGACGGGTCGGTGATGCTGAACGTCTGGTCCGTCTGCGTCTTCGTGCCGGTGAACGGCGGGGTCTTCGTGGAGCCAGGGGCGCTCAGCGAGACGCCCTGCGCACCCAGCAGACCGGCGATCTGCTTCGGCGTGTACTGCTTGCCGACCGCGGAGAACTGCGTACCCTCCTGCACGACCCGCTTCCACACCGCGAGCTGGCCGTCGTAGGTGTTGTCCTCCGGGACGATCAGGCCGACCTGGACGGCGTAGTCACCCCACTGCTTGCGCTCCTTGTCGGACCACTTGTAGAACTGCGCCAGGGCGGCGTCGGAGTCGACATAGGTCTCCTTCTTGTCGCCCGTGTACATCACCTTGGGCAGCGAGCCGGCACTGACCTTGGGCGCGCTCTTGGGGTCAGAGTGAGGACGCATCCGCGCCTCAGCCGCGTTCGCTGATCCGGCGCCCCTACCGGCCGCCGAGGGGATCGCGCCACCACTGCTAGGACCGAGGACACCACCAGTCCTGCCGGCCTGTGCCTGGCCGCGAGCACTCACCCCAGGAGCAGCCCCAGGAGTGGGGCTGGAGGTGGGGAGCGTGTTGTTCAGCAGGTTGTCCTTGGCGTTGGCCACGTCAGTAATCTCCGCTCAAGTCGTCTCTGCCCAGAACTCGGTTGAACATCTGCTCGAAGCCGATGTCCGACGCCACGAGCTGGCCCTGGTAGCTCTCCCAGGCCTCGGCCAGGTCGGCGTTGCTTGGGTCGTCAATCGAGCTACTCTCCCGGGCCGCCAGCTCAGCCTTGATCTCCCGGCGCCCCTGGACCCACTGGGCCAGGGCCTGGTTGTCGGGGCGGCTGGCCAGCCTGGAGTCGTCCGCCGTGGCGTTGTCAGCCATCCGCAGGAAGGCACCGATCTTGTCGGGGCTGCCCCCGGTGTCGAAGGCGTCCGCCCATGCACCGTTCTCCTGCTTGAGCTGCTCCAGGAAGGCATCCTTCTGAGCCTTGAGATCCTCAGCGCCCTTGGAGGTGAACGTCTTGAGCCCCTGCGCCTCCAGCTGGGTGCGCAGGTAGGTCATGCCCTGGTTGTACTCCAGCCACCCCTGGCTGACCTGGGCGTCCTTGACAGCCTCCCCGGGAGCCTTAGCCCGGTAGTCACCGGAGGCTTCCTGGGCAGCGCGCACGCCCTGGGAGAAGTAGCGGTCCGACCCCGGGTCATTGGAGTACGTGTTGTCCGCACCCACGAAGTACCACCCGTAGGTGGGGTCGTTCTCGATCTGCTTCTTGTACTTCTTGGCCGCATTGTAGGCGCGGTCAGTGGACTTGATCCCCGACTCACTGGCGGTCAGACCGAGGGTCATCTCGTAGTACTGCGGGAAGTCCTGGTAGTACTGCTCCTGCCAGGTCTCCCCGTAGGTGTTGCGGTACTCCTTGGCCTTGTCCATGTAGAACTGCAGGACCGGCTGGGGCTGCCCGGAGAACGGCATGAGGTTCGCCGCCGCCAGCCGCGCGATGTACCAGTTCCGGGTCCGCCGCTTGAGCTCATCGGGAGTCGGAGGCGTGTGCCGATCCCCGGTCTTGTACCGGGTATCCTCCTGAGCAGCCAGCATGTTGTACGTCTTCATGTAGTCCGGGTCATCGGAGTTGAAGGCCGTCATTGCCCGCTTGATCCACGCGGGCAGGAACTGCTGGGCGATACCCTTGTCCTCCACCCCGTAGGGCAGCAGCATCTTGCCGAGCTTGCTGTCCGCCAGGTCGGGGAAGAAGTGCAGAGCTCCCTCGTTGGCCGCTGCCTGGATGAGCGGGCCGAAGCCCGGCATCCACCAGTCGGACCCCTGGAAGATCAGGTTGAAGCTGCCCTTGGGGAGGATCCAGTGCGACGTCCCGATGCCCGGCAGGCTCAGGTACTTGGGCAGCATGACGACCTTGCGGCCGTTCTCATCCGTGGTGGTGATCCCCGCGTCGTCCGGTGCCGTCCAGACCTTGTTCAGGTCGTTCAGCTGGCGCGGGTCGCTGGCCATGATGCGACCCCACTTGGTGATGGTGTCCTCCCACGCCGCGTAGAACGGCATGATGTGGCGCACCGCGTGACCCAGGTTGCTGCGACCCGTGGTGTCGAACAGCACCTTGGTGATGTCCTTGCGGGCACCGTTCATGGCGTTGCGACGCATGAGGTCCAGAACCTTGCCGTCCAGCTCCTGGCCGGCCTCGTGGCCATACTGGTCCAGCATCGTCTTCATGCGGGACTTGAAGTTGTGCACGAAGAGCGGGTGACGTCCCAGGGCCTGCTCTGGGATGTCGCTCATGTGCTTGTACCACCAGGAGCGGATGTCGTTGTGCAGCTGCGCCGCCGGCCCCTTGTCCAGGACGCTGTAGCCCTCACCATGGACGGTGGGGCGGGTGGTGACGTCCTGGTAGTGGTCGCGCAGATCCTTGGCCGTCAGCGGCCTGGTGGCCGCCGCATCACGGATCGCGGGATGCGTGGCCAGCTGGTCCCACTCGCCCTGGATCGAGTGGATCCAGGCGTCGACATCCTCGTTGCCCGCGCCGTGGGCGAAGCGCCACTCCGCGAGCATCTTCTCGTCGCTCAGGACGTCGCGGCGGATCTCGCTCATGGAGCCGCCCTTGAGCACGCGCATCGCCGTGGGCGAGTTGCGCAGCTGGCGGTTGACCGCCCGCAGGTAGCTCGCGGCCCAGGTGGGCTCGCCACCGGAGACGACATCCCAGTTGCCGTTGGCCCGCAGGTGGGCCAGGGTCCGGTCCGCGATGTCGATGCCGGCCAGCGCCTGCGCGTTGTCTGTAGCCAGGTACCGGTCAAGGTAGTCGCGGTCCTGGTTGGCCTGCTTGCTGACGACACCGTTCTCATCCACGGTGCGCCGGATCGGGTTGACGTTGACACCCCGGTAGGTGATGTCCCGGTCACCGATGCGCCGCTTGGCGACCTTGCCGGTCCGCCCCGTGATCGTGCCAACGGGTTCAGCCAGGCGCTTCTGGTGCCGGCCGATCTCGGCCTTGACGTCGTTCAGCGCCTTGCGCTGCTCAACGATCCACTCGCGCGGGACGGTGGTCTTGGAGGGGCCGATGTCGGCCAGCTTCCACTCGGTGGGGACGTCCTGGGTGTCGAGCTGGTGCTTGCGCGCCAGGGCCCGGTCCAGCTTGTCCTGCGCCACCGCGCGGGCGGCCAGGTCTTCCACGTCCTCGACGGTGGATCGGGTCAGCCAGTTGTCAGCCAGGTTGTGCACGCCGTTCATGGCGGTCGTCAGGTACTGCCCGCGCATGATGGCCATGAGGCGCAGCTGGGTGTCCACCTGCACGCGCATCGGGTAGGCGCCGCGGAACAGCGCCAAGTCCTTCCAGACCGCGGTGCCAGCGTTGAGTAGGCCCTCGGCCGCATCGCTGAACCGGCCGGTGCGCTTGTCGAAGGCCTGCCACAAGTTACCCGGCGCCACGCGCCCGAAGGCGCGCTCCAGGGCCCGGGGGTCCGTCAGGGCCTCGGCGTCCTCCAGGTGCGTCTTGAGGAAGGCGATCGGGATGGCGTGCTCCTGGCCCTCCTCGTCAATCGCGCGGACCACGGCCTTGGGGGCCTGGTCCGAGGCCGAGTACAGCCGCGACAGCATGTTGATGTAGCTGCTGCGCTTGCCCAGCGCCTGCGCCTTGAACGCCGCAACCGCGTCCTTGTCCAGCCCGTGGGCCGTCGCGTGCGCGTCCCAGATCTCCTGCTCGGCGCGCTTAACGACCAGCTGCCGGGCCTGCGAGGAGCCGGCACCGAGGTAGGTGGCGAGCAGGTCCCGCTTCACCTCAGTGTCCAGGAACTTGGAGCGGTGCAGGGTGTCACGCAGCTGGTCGAAGCCAGCCGTGCCGTCCTTGACGTTGACGTACCCCTGAGCCATGCGGCCGGTGACACCAGTCACCGCCCGGATCGGTCGAGCCAGCGGGGAGTGGCGCACGATCGTCTCGTAGGTGCGCTGGTTGCGCAGGCCGCGAGCGAGCTTCTCGCCGGGCGTGAACGCATCCGTGACCCGGTTGGTGGACAGCGCGATGCTGTTGAGCTTGTCCATCCGGTCCAGCTCCGCAGTGATCTGCGGCATCATGGCCTTGTTCTCATCCAGCCGGCCAGTGCTGTTCCACCAGTTCAGGACGTCCGAGCCGTCGCTGCCCTGCTTCCAGACCGGCGCGTCGGTCACCTCGATCGGGGAAGAGATCCGCTCGAAGGTGGCCCGCAGGGCCGCACTGTTCTCGGTCAGTCCATCCAGCGCGGCCTTGTTGCCCAGGCCCACAGAGATGATGTCGCGCTTGGCGGCCCACCGGGCAGCGTCGTCCTCGATCTTGTTGGCTGTACTGAACAGCGCGGCCACCGAGGAAGCGTCGTTGGTGGAGCGCGCCCAGGTGGAGTTGGCCAGCTCGGTGATGCTCTGGCCGTCTGTGTCCTTGATGAGCTTGTCGAGCCGACTGGCGTCCTTGGTCGCCGTCCGCCGCTCCCCGCGAGCCAGGTCCGACAGATCCTCACCGTTCAGCGCCTTGAGGGCGTTGTCGGCCTCCTCGGCCCCCTTGACGGTGGCGGCCTTGGTCATGCCCTTGATGACCGCGTCAGCACCGTGGCTGATCGGGTCCAGGGCGATCTGGGAGGCCACGTCCATGGCGCCCGAGGAGTACTTGAGGCTCGGGTTGTACCGGAAGGCGTTGAGTAGCTCGGCATCGGAGGCCTGCGTGTCGTACAGCGCCGCCACGCCGGCCGACTTGGCCAGGGCCTTCTTGGCCTCCTCCGGGTCCACGTCGGTACCCAGGTTGCCCGCGGGGTCCAGGAAGGGAGCCAGCGCAGCGTTGGACTTCTCCTGCGCCTGCTGGTGCAGTCGCTGCACCATCGTCGGGGTGGAGACCCCGGCGTCCTTGGCCATGCCGGCGATGTCCTCGGCGTACGAGGCGCGGGCCCACTGCTGACCCAGCGAGAACTTGTCGGTCTCGTTGTAGGCCTGGCGCCAGGAGTTGAGGTTGGCGAACTCCCCCATCCCCGAGCCATTCAGGTCGCCGCGTCGCGCGACACCGAAGGCCGTCCCGATGGGACGGTTGACGATCTCGCGGTAGGGCACCATGAGGCTGCCGACCAGCGCACCCACGACACCGGAGTTGTCGTTGTCCTGGGCGATCTGCTTGGTCAGCCCAGCCTTGGCCTGGTTGGCCGCGACGTCATCGTTGCGGATCTTGGCCAGGCCCCACTGCGCGCTCAGCGCGAGGTTGGCGAAGGGGTGCTTCTCCACCGCTGCGGCGATGGATCCCAGGCGGGAGAAGAAGTTGGCCATGCGATCTCCTAGCTCTGGGCGTACAGCTGGCGCACGAAGCGCCGGAACTCCGGGCTGGCGTCATCGGACTGGGAAGCCCGCACCAGAGCGGGCATGTAGTGGGCCAAGGTGGCCGCGTCAGCGTGCATCGCATCCGCCGGACTGGTCGGCTGCCCGATCGCAGCCGTGCCGGGGCCGGCGCCCATGGCGGCGCCCGCCGTGACCGGCGTGCCGGGCATCGTCGTGGGCGCACCCATCGGGGTGATGTCCGGGCCCGGAGGCATACCGCCCCCACCGGGGCCAGCGACCCCCGAGGCCTGAGCCAGGGGGGCCGCCTGCTGCAGCGAGCGGAACTCGGAGGCGTCGCCATAGTCGCCGCCCGTGATGTCACGGATGGCCTGCTTGTGGCCAGGGCCGCCGTCAGTGCGGCGCGCGAGCTTGCCCGGACCAGAAACGGCCGCGGGGTGCGCAGGGGCCTGGTAGCCGCCCTTGCCTGCCATGAGCTACTCCTTACTGAGCCGGAGCCATCCGGCTGACCGTCATGCCAAGGTTGGGGGTCGTGCCGCCACGACCACCCATGGAGGCGAAGTACTGAGCCAGGTCCGGGCGCGCGTTCGGGCCCTCGGTAGCCAGGCCCTGCTTCATCTCCCCGGGAAGACCAGCAGAGTTGAAGCCGTCCGCTCCCCCAGGGCCGCCGGCACCGGGCTCCTCGCCCGGCTCGCCTGCATTCTCTGCGGGCGACTCCGGCTCAGGCTTCGGCGGCGGGAAGGCCTCCAGGACGATCTGCTCCAGAGGCTTGTTCTTCTGCAGCGCGTCGGTGATCTGCGCGACCTTGGCTAGGATCTGCGAGGGGTCCTGGCCGTTGGCGATGAGCTGCGGAGTGGACTGCACCAGCGCAGACATGGCCTGCAGCAGCGAGTCCCGCATGGCCTCGACCTCGATCTTCTTGCCCTCTTCGGCGGCGTTGATGCCGGCCGGAAGCTGACGGCGCGAGAAGTCCTTGGACAGCAGGCCCGCGGCCTGCGCCTGCAGCGTGTAGACCAGGGCCCGGTTCGCATCCAGTCCGGCCAACATGCCGTACGTGACGTCTACCGTGTAGTCGCCCTTGATGTCCTTGCGCGGGGAGTAGGTCACCTCGAAGGGCACCCCGGCGTCCTGGCCACGGACCGTCTTCTCGTGGTCCGGCCAGAGCTTCTCGTCCCACTCGAAGCACTTCTTGATGACCCGCGCCAGGCCATCCTTGATGTGCGTCTGGGCGTCGGAGACCATGGTGGAGAACCCAGCCATGAGCTGCTGGACGCCCTTGCCGGTGATGACCGAGGCGTCGACCTGGCCGTTACGGGCCTCCGAGCCGGAGACACCCCCGGCGAGCTCGGACTTGAGGAACTGCACGCCCTGCCACGTCTGGGCCGGCACATCCAGGCGGGCACGCCCGATGGACTGCACACCGCCCTGCGCGCGGATGACCGCGTTCGGACCGACCGGGATGTCACCGACGTCCGGGGTCACGACCAGCGGTGCACGGACCGCGGTGTCCGCGGCCTCCAGCGCCAGCATTTCGCTGCGATGCAACGCAAGCTGGACCCACAGGAGATCATCGAACAGACCCTTGATCTCCCCGTCCAGGCCGGGACGGCGCACACAAACATACCAGCACTTGCCGAGCGGGTTGGGCGTGTACTCCAGCACGCAGTCCCCCGCGTCGGGGCACCACAGCACCATATGGTCGGAATCGTTGTATTTGATTACCCGGACAAGCCGGTTGCCCTGGGCGACGCCCGGGGAGCGCAGGCGCTTCTCCAGCTCGGGGTACTCAGCGATGAGCTCCATCTGGTCCCGGTAGAAGACCCGGGCCACACAGACGGTGTTGCCGTGGCGGTCCCACAGCGGGTACAGCCCATGCGCATCCTCGATGACGATGCGCGGTTCCTTCTCCTCGAAGCACGGCTCCACGCAGAAGGCCAGCACCCCGTAGGTGATGAACTGGTCGGCGCCCATCGACATCTGCGCCTCCAGGTGGGAGGACTCAATGTAGCCGGCCACGATCTTCGTCCGCTTGTCAGCGAACTTGCGGGCCCGGTCCCCCAGCATCGAGGAGCTGGAGCAGTTGAAGCCCGGCAGCGGAGCGAGCACCGCGGCCAGGTCACGGGCCTGCTGGTCGATCGTGTTGGCCACGATCGGCTTCGGCCACTCGTCGGAGAAGAGGTCCGCAGCCCCACGCACCCGGTCGAACTCGCCCCGGCGCACGGCCTGGATGTCGGCGGCGATCCAGTCCCGCCGGGCGTAGCGCGACTGCAGCGCGTTGACCCGGGGCAGGATCTTCTGCATGGCGGCGGAGGCGGCGGCGGAGTCGTAGGCCACTCGGGCCCTCCTAAGCTGTGTAGGCGCCGTAGTCAGCCATGGGGACGACCACGCGGTTGGCGGTGTCCCGCCGGCTGGCATAGGGATTCTTGGTGAAATGCTGGGTGGTCCGGCCGATGTTGAGCACCTCGCGGATGCGCAGCTCCCAGAACCACAAGGCCATGGGGCCGTCCATCTTCTGCTGCTTGCCGAGCTTGCCGGGCTGCCAGGTGATGAGCTGCTCGACCAGGGCCTTGAGGCCCTCGGCGTCGTCCACCCGGGGCAGGGAAAGCAGGTTGTCGCCCTGGTGCACCTTGCGCCCGGTGGTGCCCCCGTCGTTGACGCCACGGACCGAGCCGAACAGTGGGGCCAGGGAGGCCACACCGAAGTCGGGGTCCTGCTTGTTGCGGCCCGTGTAGTGCCCTGTCAGGCGCACACCACGCTGCTGCAGGAAGGAGCGGATCTCGGGGTCGTGCACGAGGAACAGCTGGAAGGCGTTCTGCTCGATGACCCACTCGTTGACCCGGTACTCCTCGGTCACCTGGTAGATCAGGCTGCGGATGTACTCCGGGGTCGGGCTCGTCTTCACCCAGG